ATAAGCATTTGCGCTTTGCGTCGGTTGAACCCTGTTCGGTGCGATGGTATGCGACCGAGTTGCAGTTCGAGTGCGGTAATCATGCGCAACTGTTTCTCGGTTACTTCGTCGTTCCATGCCATTAGCACAAGCTTCTTCTGTATCGTTGTCGTTCCGGTGGGGTCATTCCACCCCAAATACCGTATGCGATGTAGTTGTTCATTGCAAATGCTAGACAGCGTTCACGTACCGGACATCGGTTGCAGATCGTGAACGCTTCGGGGTTGTAATGGTTGTTGTCTCCTGGGAAGAACAGGTCGCCTGAGAGTCCGTAGCAGGCTGCTTCGTCTTTCCAGTCCTGGTGTTTGTCGGCCAGTTCCCATTCGCTTAGCAGTTGCATGTACGTGTATTTAGAGTTTCCACGGTTGCCATCCGTTTCCGTTGGTTGTTTGCGCATAGTCGTAGATGGCTTTCGCTGAGAGGAGGTTGAAGTATGGGTCGAATAGTTGTTCGCATCCAACAGTAGATAATGCGCCGACGGTTTGCAAGTATCCTCCTGGATACCAGCGTGTGCCTTTGCACCAGCTTCGGTCGTTGATTTGGGTGAGGCCGACGTCGGCTGAGCCATCTCGGTTGAGGGTGGTGTTGTGTGCCTCGGGCTGGCATCGGGACTCGCGCCACATCACATAGTCGAGGGTGGGGAGGAGGTCGGGTGTCCAGCCTGCCTCGACAGCCAAGGCCCACCATTGGGGGCAGAGGGCATCTGCCGGTATCGGCAAAGTGGTGGTAGGTACCGTCTCAGGCGCAATAGGAAGCGTTATAAGCGTCGTTACAGGGGTGGGGGTAGGTGTGGGAGGGGTTGGTTCGGACATCCCCCAAAAGCCCACAAGGGCGAACGTTGCCGTCAAGCCTGCGAACAGGCGGATAATCCACTCCATCTATTTCCCCTTTACCTTAGTTCACGACCACTCGTGATCCGGCCAAGACCTTTCTACCAGCGAACCCAACGCTTGCAACACCATTCTTGTCACCTCAGCCGGAGACGCACCAATCATTACCGCATCCAACTCGTCCTCCTCGAACCCTTCGGGGCCAGCAGCAGCAACGAGGGCAGCCATACCGATGATGCAGGTGGCAGCCTCAAAGTTTCGGACTTGTTGTTCGATTTCGGTTCCGTCGTCGGGGTTACGCCCGAAGTAAAGCTTCACGCAAGAAGACTAACAAGGTCACTGAACTCATCCAAATCCATGAGAATAATGCCTTTCGTTGTCCCGTCTGGCATCGCTACCATTACGAACGGGCGAATGTCGCCCAACGCCTTCGCCGCATCAGACTGGGCTTTAGCGGCGTAGAAACGGGTAGCAATCGGACCGATCTGTAAGCCGGCTTTGATTTCGGTACGAAAAGCACCACCCCAATTCTCCTCGTGACGTGTAAGGTGACCGCCCAACCCCAACTTTTTACGGGCACGACGCGCCTTCGCATCCCCTTTAGTCCGATTTCTACGACCGCGAGCGGCAGGATCGGCACAGCCTCGTACGCGGCGTACGCCACGTCGGTCGGGTCTTCCCAAAGTGCCAAACAGCGGGCAGTTGTCCAAGGTACATCTGTCCTTATTGCCTTGACATTCCCCTTTGCGTTCATCGGTCATCCCGCCCTCGCATCAAGAATCTCAATCACTTGCGACGCCTCACCCTGATTCATCTGTTCCATCTTGTTGATAGGACGGTTGATGAGATCGGCACACACCTCAGTCTTCTCCGTGAAGGATGCGACACCTGATGCGTTGAGCAGCGCACGAATCTTACCTATCTGTGCTTTCGTTGCCGGCTCGCTGGGGTTCTTCGGGTACGGGCCTTCGTGTTTGGTTTCTGCTATCACTTTGACTTGCTCACCAAACACGTTCTTCACCGCCTCCACAGGGTCAGCAGGTTTCTGCTCTGCCTGTTTGAACGCGTCCCGCAGTTTTGGTGCGTCCTCGTCGGTGATTGCGTCAAGGTTGACGCCAGCATCTTTGGCTACCTGGTCAGCGTCAATCCCTTTCTTGGTGCAGGCTTCACGGAACTTGGCAACGAAATCTTGCGACACTGGCTTCGGCTCGGCAGGTTTGCGTGGCGTAGCAGCCTGCTCCTCCCACTCCGACTTCGACCACAAGCTGAGGCTGATGCCGAATCGCATTGCTGCGTTGCGTAGGAAGTCTCCGATGAGTTCCTTGTCAAGGTCTGGTTTGTCGTGGCGGGCTGAGCCGACACCCAACCTGGTTTGACCTAGCACTGTGAGCTTGCCCCACATCACAGCCATACCGTTCACCGTGTTGATAGCGGGACGCCCATCGGTAGTCCATGCCACCGGTTCCCATGACCAGTTCGGGTCAACCTCAATCAGAATCTTGGTGATCTCAGCGTGTCCTACGAAGTCGAGGGTGATGCCGCCTCGTGGGAGTTTGCCGACGATAGACGGGTCGGGCACCCCATAGTTGGTGAGGATGTCTTGCAGGTTCATTGGTTGTTCTCCTTTTTCAGTTGGTTGTTGATTTCTTCTATTACATCTGGACGGTTCTCCACGAGCCATAGCCACGCAAGTTTGCGTTTCGTTTGGAGTCGCTGGTTTGCCCGCTTCTGTTTAGCTTTACCTGCGGGTGTGTCATAGTAAGCCTTGTTGTAGGTGGTCATTTGCCTGACACCCTGAACGTGCGTACCGGTGATGACTTGCGATACTTTTCCCACAACGCTGGGTGATCCTTCTGGAACTTCTTGGAGTCGAACGATTCGCGTTGCGTCGTTTTCCATGTGCATACAAGTTCATCTTGGATGAGGCCGTATTCGGCGTCACCCAAGATGGCGCACAGTTCTGCTTTGCACGCATCCTCTGACGCTTCCGCAGCTTTGATTTGCTCCTTGGCTAGTAGCAGTCGCTCGATGGTGGCGAGTGCTGACATTGGGAGTTCGACTTCTTTCTTGGCTGTGCCTTCTGGGTGGCGGTCTTGCACGTGACGGTATTCAAGTACGGCGTCATCGGGCATGATGCCCATGTCGATGGCTGCGAGGAATCGTCGGCACGCCTCAATGTGGGTTTGTTTCTCATCGCTTGACACCGGCTGAATGTGGAAGTGCAGGTCAAGGGTGGAGTCAAACACGACCCACGTAATCTCTGAGACACCGGTGCAGATGGCTTGCTGTACGCCCTGCCAATACCAGTAGTCGGGCAGTTCGCCACGCCAAATCTTGTTCGTCGTCTTCTGCTCAAACACCCTGCCGTCTTTGCTCATTGAGTCAATGGTGGCAATGAGGCGTACGCCTGGTTCGTCCCAGCAGTAGAGGGTTTGTGGTTCGGTGAGTGGATGTCCGAGCAGTTGGGCTGCCCAGTCACGGATCGGTGCTTCAAGGGTGGTGCCTCGCAGCATCGCAGAGTTCTGCTCCTTGGGTTGCGGTGGCGTCTCGGAGAGCAGTTCATTGGCGAGGTCTGCAACGGTGATGAACGGGTGTTGTCCGTGGACTGCGGCGCAAGCTGAGGCTGCGATGCGGGCTTCACCGTTGTCGTTACGCCATCTGACTTCGAGCCACGCGTTTGAACCGTGGGCAGGTTTGTTTATCTGTGTGAGCATTGCTTATCCCCTTTGGTTGTTGTGATTACATTATCCACCATACAGGTGGGGTGTCACAAAGTCAAATATTCCAGTCAGGCTCACCAAGGATTGACACACGCTGCACCATCCCCTGAGGAATGTGCGTCACCATACCCACCGTGTCCAACTCCGGTTCTTCACCAGGACACCACGAACAGGTCACCGACACATACCCGTCGAGTAGGTCGGGCCACAGCCAACCGACTGATACGACGTGCTGGGTTTTAGGTTTGTAGTCCTTGGTGTTGATCCAACCGTTGCTGGAATCGAACGCGTCTATCCAATGCACGGCGACCAGCGACCATGGGCAGGACATGGCTACCAGCGTTCCTTTTTGCGGTCAGCAGAAAAGATTGGTGCGTGGAACGTGATGTTGTGTTTCGGTGTCACGACTGCCAACGCCTGCTGTGGTTGCTCAAACTGGAAGTTGTTGATGAACGCATACTCATCGTAACCCTTCAAGCTGCCGTTGACGACAAGGTGTGGGGATGGGAGGTATTGGTGCCAGTGTCCGATCCAAAGTGTCGAAAAATCTTGTCCGGTGGTGAGGTACCGTTGGGCTTTGCGTGCCCGCATCCGCATGATCGGCGGATAGATACCACCGATACCGCCACCGCCAGATACCTGGTCACCGTGGGATAGCAGATGGTTCCACTCGTAGATAGACACCAACGCATCCGTACCCTCGGGGATGTCAAAGGTGACGCGTTTGTCTTTAGCGAAATGCTTCTCGACCATTTTGCCGAGCAGCCAATCGAAGTTTGTTTTGGCTCGCAGTTTCATGCGCGGCTTACGAGACATGCGCCCGTGGTTGCCGACAACGACCGGCACATGGACTTTGCCGAACTCGTTCGCCAACACATCCACAGCCGCAGCCACCTGCTCAGACCAGAACAGGACTGAGGAGATCATGGTGTCCTCGTTGGTTTGGGCTAGTTCTTCGTGGATGTCTCCAGAGAAGATGTCGCCACCCAACATGAGTACCACCCCGTCGTAGTCCACACCGGCAAGGTAGTGGCGTGCGACGTTCACGGTGTTCGTTGCCCACTTGTGGAGACGCATGACCGCTATCTCACGGTTGTATGCGTTCAACCCTTCCACCTCATCGGGGTTCACCACTTCATCAAAGTGGGTGTCTGAGAGCATGAGGAGCAGGGTTGCTGCTGATGGTTTGGGTTTTGCTGGGGTCATCCACTTTGGTGGTTCCAGGCGTGTCTGCTCAACGGAGGACACGATGGATAGGGCACGGTTCGCAGCGTCAAGTTCTTCCCGTATGCGGGTCAACTCTTTCGTTGCGACGTCTCGTTCACGTCGAGCCTTGATGAGGTCAGCTTTTGCTAGTGCCTCGTTCTCGTCGGATAGTTCGTCTTTGAAACTCATCGGGTGGCCAACTGACGAAGGTAGTCGCGTCGCAGTTCGCTGATGGTGCCGGTGCCGATGTGGACACCGCGTTTGGCGAGCGCCCTACGCAACGATGCTTGACTGATCTTGGGTTCTTGTAACGCTTCGCAGAACTCGTCAAAGTCTTTCTTGTCAAGTTTCTCTTGTATCTCTGACCACTTGTTGCGGCGAGGGGTGTTGATTTCACCCATCAGTTCGTCCATCATCCCCATGTTGAATCTCCTGTCTTGTAGTGCTTGTGTAACTGGTCGAACACTCGGTCAATCTCTGACTGTTCTTCGCGCTGCTTTCTGCGCACCATGTTCAGGCAGCCGAGGTAGCCGATGGCGTCTCGCGTGTTGTCGGGGACGTTCAGTTCGTTTATCAACTCGTTCGCCAGACGAGACAGTTTCATTGACACCATGAACATAATGCCTTCTTCTGCGCTCAGGTTGATTCCTGTGATGGCACGGAAGATGTCTACTGTGCGTGAGTAGTCCTCTAGCGGGTGGTCGTAATCGTTTTGGCGTTGACCGGTGATGAGGTTGTATGCCTCACTTATGATCTCCGCGCCTGCGGTTGCTGGTTCCATGTTTCCCCTTTGTGAGTTGTTCGGTTTTCTCAATCAGGTTCCACAGCTCGTCTTGATCTCCGACGCCTGGATAAACCTTCCTAAGAAACTTTGCTAGTTGCTTCAACTCCATTTTGGTGAACTGTTCGCCCATTGTCAAGTATCCCCTCCGAGGCATGTGAATCTAGGTGGCTGGTGAGCCGTTCGTCAACTCGGTCCACTTTGTCTTCGACTCGCATCTGGGACTTGCGTAGCACCTGCAACAGGCCGACAACGATCTGGTGGTCGGTATGGTTTTCCTTCTTGAATTGTTGGAGGACTGCGACGATAATCCCGCCGACCGCCGTCACGACGGCAGCAAGGACAAGCGCCCAACCCCCGTCCACTATGCCTCAGCAGGCTTGTTTGCTAGCCACTCTTTGACACGTGTAGGGGCATTGTCACCGGCGACATAACGCAGATGCCATGGCTCGGACTGGACTTCCCATGAGAAGCCGAATGACTGTGCGTGTTTGAGTAGCCACTCCAAGCGTTTGCCGCTGGCGTTAGCAATATCAACAGCAATACCAAGGTTATGGTTGGAGGTCCCTGGGACCGCCATTGGTGCTACGCCTTTTTTGAGGTACCACGCTTTGTTTTTGTAGATGCGCGGCGTTTGCTTGAGGAGCTTTTTGTTCGGCTTGTCTGTGTACCTTTGGTAGAAGCCGTACTCTTGGGTTTCGAGGGAACGGTACGTGTCGGCTTGGCTGGTTGGGGAGAGGTCGATACCGTCGGCGTTGGCTGCTGCGTCCATTGCTTCGTATGCGTCAGCCGCACAATGATGGAGTTTGCCTTTGCCTTCAATACCGCGAAGGAGCGACGGATCGAGTTCACCAGGTTTTACCCCTTTCAGGTGAGAACACAGTTGTACTTTGACTACCGGATATTTGTCGGGCATTACTTCTTCCCGAACGCCTCTTGGATTTCTTCACTGGTCAACTCGCCGTCAGTTGAGGCGGAGGCAAGCTTTTGGATGACCTGAACAACAGCCATGAACCCTGCGAGCAATGCAGACTTGGCTACCGAGACGCCGATTACGGCGCCACCGGTGACTGCTGGGAGGGCGTTGGCGAGGAACAGGGAGAACAGGCGTTGTCCCAAGTCCAAGAACTTGGCGACGGTTGCGTTGGCTTTGAGCATGATGTCAGTCATCTTTCCCCCCTGTGAAGGTCAGGACTGAGTGTAGCACCAGTGCTACGCCTGTGATCCAGAGAGCTTGACGCAATGTTGGACCCGAGAGGGTGATAAGTACTAGCCCTGTGCCGGCTAAGGTCCACGAGTTTTCGGTGATGTAGTCCAGTATGCGTTTCATTATCGGCGTATCCTAGTCGCTCCTGCGGCGGTGATGGCTGCGCCGATGGCGATGAGGGCGCGACGTTCTCCGACGGGGATGTTGGAGCCTGTCGGAATATAGTCATCCAGTCCTTCTTTGAAGATGTCTACCTTCTCCTCGAACGCTTCTCTGACTTCGGTGGGGGCGTCTTGGACTACGGCGACCAGTTCCGCCACCTGTGTCTCGTCCAATGTGCCGAGGTCGAGGGCTTCAAAGATTGCTTCGGCTTCTTCGCTGCTGATCGTGGCAAGCACCTCTGGGCTGCTGGCTAGGGCTGCCGCTTGGTCCGATGTCGGTTCCTCGGGTATGGTTGATTGTGATGATTCTTCTTCTGTTTCCGGTTCTGGGAATGTTTCTTCTGGTGTCGTTTCTGTTTCTAGCGTTGTTTCGGGTTGAGGCATTTCAGGCTCGGTTGTCGGAGGAGTCTCAGGAGTTGAGTCCTGTGGCTCGTCGTCTTCTGGCTGAGGAGGCGTGCTGTCAAGGGGAGGCGCTTCCTCCTCGACAGGTTCCGTAGTCGTTGTAGTTTCTGGCTCGGGTTCTGGTTCGGGTTCGGGTTCTGTGGTGGTGGTTGCTGGCGGCACATAAACAGTCGTCGTCGTAGTCGTCGTAGTAGTTGTGGTCGTGGTTTGTTCAGTGGTTGTCGTAACCAACTCTGTGGTCGTGGTGACAGGCTCAGTCGTAGTCGTCTCAGGCAGTGTCGTCTCAGGCAGTGTCGTCTCAGGAATGGTTGTCTCCGGCACGCTAGTTGTGGGGATCGTGGTGGTTGGTGGGGTGGAGGTTTGAGTAAACGCCTCATCAGGGACGATGGCCCAACCTTCGTTGTCAATGTTCCAGGCGAGCATGTAGCAGCTTCCGCCTCCCCATTCGAAGAACCAGCCGTCTAACGGATACGTGCCAGCCCCAACATCAAGGCTGACTTGCTGGCTCCATGAGCAGCCTTTGATGTCCCATGTGCCGAACTCGGTGTCTGCGATTTGTATGGTGCCGCCGTCGTCGGCTGCGACCATGAACTGAATCGTGTCGTGTTCGGGGAGGGTGATGAATCCTGTGTAGTGAACCATAAAGAGGTCGTAGCCGCAGTCTTGGAATGGTTCGCCGTTGAAGTTGCGGTTGATGTTGTTTTCTGTCTCTGACCCGCAGGTTGGGTAGAGGTCGTCTACGCGGAGGGGGATGCCTGTCGGTTCATAGGTGTAGCCAACGGCGTTGAGTCCTGGTTGTGCGTCGGCTTTGGCTGGGGCAGCGAGCGCGAGGATTGCTGCTGGCAGGAATATCAGCCATCGAAGGCTGTTATTCGGACGCATCCTCAACAACAGGTGCTAGGAACACGTCATTGGCTGCATCGTAAATGTCGCCAATGGTTGCATACTTTCCCCTGAATGGGGTTTTGCCAAGACGATGTTTGCTATTGGTTTGCGTAACACCAATAGGTTCACCGCTGGCATCGTAAATTGTTTCGCCGTCATAGTACGTGTTGTACGAAGTGCGTTTGCAAATCAAACCAGGGCGTTTGCTTGCGTAATAGGTTTCCCAATCGTTGATTCCGCCAGTCGTGTCTGTTTCGTCACGCCCGACGATGACTTCAACAACTACGTTTTCTGAGTTGATAAATGCGTAATGTGCCATAGTTAGAACTTGATGTTTCCTGTTCCCGCAGTGAACGAGTAGACACGGTAGCCAGCCCTGCTACCTGTGCTAACCGAATAAGTCAAACCAACATCAATGGTCTTTATCGGACCAAACGTGCTTGGGTAAGCAATG